AATTCTGGAAACTGGAATTCTGGAGACAAGAATTCTGGACACAGGAATTCTGGATGCAGTAATTCTGGAAACTGGAATTCTGGAGACAAGAATTCTGGAGACAAGAATTCTGGATACAGTAATTCTGGAAACTGGAATTCTGGAAACTGGAATTCTGGACACAGGAATTCTGGAAACAGGAATTCTGGACACAAGAATTCTGGATACAGTAATTCTGGAAACTGGAATTCTGGAGACTGGAATTCTGGAAACTGGAATTCTGGACACAGGAATTCTGGAAACAGGAATTCTGGAAACTGGAATTCATGTAATTATGAAACAGGATTCTTCAATTCAAGCCAATCAAATACAATTAGAGTTTTTAATAAAGATTGCGACATGAAACTTTGGGAAAACTCTAATAAGCCAGAATTTATTTATTTTAATCTAACTGAATGGGTTAGTTTTAGAGACATGTCTGACGAGGAAAAAGCTAGATATCCAAAAGCTTATATTTGCGATGGCTATCTTAAAACATATTCCTATAAAGAAGCTTGGCAAAAAGCATATAGCAATGCCACGAAAGAAGATATTGAATTACTAAAAGCATTACCAAATTTTGATGCTAAAGTATTTTTTGAAATATCCGGAATTAATATTGAGTAATATGAAAAAATTATTTAAAAAGAAGACCATCAGTTATATTATTTTATTCCAATAGTATTTGAAATAGACGCTAAAATAAAAGTAAAGAAAATGGAAGAAATTAGTTATCAATGACCTGGAGCTGGACATTACAGTACATCATTTGATGAATTTAAAGAGTTGATGCAAAGTTATGGTTATATAGTGAATGAAATTGAAGATTTTCACGAAAACACAATTCCAGAGAATAATACTTTTGGCATTATAAAAGGAGATATAAGTAGTTATTAAATTCATAAAAATGAAAACACTTAATAAAAGTCAAACAAAATCTTCATTAAGAAAAGTTGACAATAAAACGTTAAGACAACTCATATATGTTGCTCAAGATGCTACAGAAACTATGGAATATGATGTTATTTATAAGTATTTAAAAGATAAAATGCATATAAACATAACATTAGATGATGTAGTTAAAGCTTGCTCTATGATAATATGTGAAATTGAAAGTGAACTTATGTATAAACAATATGGATATTAGAACATGGTTCTATTTAATATATGTGATAATCTCAATAATTTATATTATTAGATTTTTCATATATCATCATAAGTTGGGAGTTAGATATAAATGGTCATTTGGAACAATACTTACTATAATATTTGCAATTTGTTTTATATTGTTCTTATGGCCATTTTTATTAATAAATGATATTGTACTTGTAATAAAAATTGTAAAGTTTAAGAAATATTTAAGAAGGATAGAAAATTTAATTAAATCTAAATATAATGGAATTAAATGATTTCAAAAATTCAGATTTATTTGTAGAAGAGTTGCTTCTGATGAAGTTAATAAATGAAGGTGAAGATGTAGGTGCTTATAAGTTTTTTTCAAATAAAGAAACTATATTAAATTCATTAGAAGCAAATCTCTTCGTAAAGAAAACTGAGAATGGTTATGAATTAAGAAGTAAAGGTAGGGAATTGTTTGGAAATAAAAGTGATATTAATTTTGATGAATTTTGGGAAGCATTTCCGGCACATACTCCAGATGGTAGAATATTGAGAGCTTCATCTAAAAAGTGGCATGGAAAAGAAACTAGGGATTACACAACTTGTAAGCAAAAGTATCTTTCAAAAGTTAAGAATAAAGAAATTCACAATGAGATTGTAAGGATAATTACAGCAAGAGTTAATTCTGGAGATTATAAATATATCAACAACATTGAAACATATATAAATCAACAATGTTGGCAGAAAGATGTTAAATATTTAAAAAGTGAACAAGATTGGAGCAATCAAAGGGTTTAAATGATACTACAGAGCTATATAAAGTAGTTAAGGATAATATAATAAGGAATAAGAGGTTTAGAGAAGAGGGTAAAGATATTTCAATTCCATTTCCATTTCAAAGATTCTCTGAAGAAATTCCTGGAATACAACAGGGGAGATATTTTATAACTACTGCTGCATCGAAAACTGGTAAAACCCAAATAACCGACTATATGTTCATGTATAGTCCGTATAGATTTATTAAAGAATGTAATACTAATATAAAACTAAAGATAAATTACTTTAGTTTAGAAATGAGTAAAGAGGATAAAATTCTTTCAGCTATATCATTCTTTTTATATCTATATAAAGGAATAAGGAAAAGTACAGATGAATTAAGCTCAATATTTAAACATAAAATTCTTGATGATGATACATTAAGAGCTATTGAAGAAATTGAGCCACAATTGTATGAATTCTTATCATTAGTTACATATAGAGATAATATTAGAAACCCTTATGGCATTTTCAAAGAAATTAGGAAATATGCCCATGCTAATGGTAATTATATAGATAAGGAAGGTAATATATTAAATACTCAATGGATTGAACAGGGGATAAATGAAGAAGCTAAGAAAATATTTAGATATATTCCTAAAAATCCAGACGAGTTTGTAATTAATATAGTTGACCACATTTCTTTGCTTACTCCAGAGAAGGGTGAAAGCTTAAGGGATGCAATGGGTAGGTTTTCAGCAACACATAGTATTGACGCTAGGGATAGATGGAAGCATATCATGGTAAATGTTCAACAACAAAGTGCGGATATGGAGTCTGTGGATAATGTTGCGGCTAATATGATTAGGCCATCAAAAACTGGATTATCAGATAATAAATCTACCGGTAATGATGTTGATACAATGTTAGGATTATTCTCTCCATATAGATTTAAAAGAGCTGAATGGGAAAATTACAATATTAAAAGGCTTAAAGATTCATATAGGGAATTGTCTGTAATATTTAATAGAAGAGGTAGTTCAGTTATGACAGATTTATATTTCGATGGAGCGTGTAGTTATTTTAAAGAATTGCCTAAAGTTCAAGATATGAATGACGCAATTTATAAACAATTAGAAAACAGAGATATTAAATATAGATAATATAATGTGTTATAAAGACAAAACGTTTTGTAAATTTAATGAATGTGCAAAGTGGAGTAATTGTCATAGATCATTAACTCCTAAAATTACCTCTGATGCAATAAAATGGTGGGGCAGCAAAGATGCTCTAATTTCGATATTTACAAATAAACCAGATTGTTATGAAGAAAAACTCTAAACTACAAAAAATAAGGAAGAGAATTTCTTTAGAAGTTTTATTAAGAGTCATGTTTCAAATGAGCGACTATAATAATTGGCACAATGGGAATATTTTGGGAATATGGATAAAATAAATAAAGCTATTGAGCTTGTTTTAATTGAAGTTGAAGACTGGTATAACAATTCTGACAGAATAATTTATGATAAAAATTCCAGATTCAAAAAAACATAAACTAATGTGGAAAAATAAGGATGGAGCTTTCTACTTATCTGCATTATTAAACTATTATGAAGATAAAAATAAGTACGAAGCTTATATCAATAGTGAAAATAAGAAAGGTAAGAAAAAGATAACCTGTCCAGATTTGCCAAATGAAGAAGATTTCTACCCAATGGAAGTTCAAGAAGAAGATGAATATCATTGGGGATTAAAGGAGATTGAACTATTGGGTAGAAATTTTACTCCATTATTTTCTAAACATGAACAATTGAGAGCAATTAAATCCAGTTGTGATTTAGGAGAAATCTATAAGTATATTGAACATGAAGAGACCCACGAGAAATTAACAGTAATGGCAATACCAATTAAGATTGAGAAAAAACAATCTAAAGCTGGTAATGAATATTATAGATTATACCTTGTAGATGAGTATTCTAAAGTTTCAATATATATATCTTTAAATGTTTATAACGAATATAAGCATTATATTAAGTTGAATGAAGCTTCATTATTATTAGTTGATGTTAAGAAAGGATTTCTTATTTTAAAGTATATTAAACCGTGTCAATTTATAGATAAAATTAAATTATTCAGCATCCATTTTAATACAAATGATATATTCATAGAACGTAAAATACTGAATATTTTAAAGAATAATATAGGAAGTGGCATAGAAGTATTATTTGGCAATAAATCATGTATTTTCCACGTTAATTTGACATATAAAATAATGAAAGAATTAAAGCAAAATAATATTGAATTTACATTTAATCATACTAAAGAAGAAATTCCTTATTTAATATGCGGATGTGAAACTGAAGAAGATTATAATGAAGCTAAAGAGATTTTTGAAAATGAAAATAAAATTTAAAAATGAATGATATTTATTTTTGGGGTGTAGTTACAGCGATAATACCAGTAGTAATTTGGATGCTAATGTATCCATATTGGATGTTTTGCGAATGGGCCATGTATAAATTTAAAATGTCTTACAAAAGGGCACTTGTTATAAGTGTTTCTATAGGATTTATTCCGCTAATTATTTGTTTATGTATAATGTTATATAATAAATTATGAGAGCATTAAATGGATTACCAAGTTATCTTGAAACACATTTTGAGATAGTAGATTTAATTTGTATTGATACTGATAATGAAGATTCATTAGCATATCATATTGCTGAAACTCAAGGTAGAGGTGGTATGTATAAATTAGCTGAGAAGTTAACTGATGAATTTGAAGAAATATATCAGGGACGTGAATGGGATGGAGATTTCTTTGATACTATAAGTGAATTTATTAATAATAAAAATAAAGAATTTAAGTATGAAAAAGATAAACTGGAACAAGGAACTTAAGAAGTTCTATGAAGAGAATAAACATTTGGATATTGATAAAATTTCATTTAAATTTGTAACGAAATTTTGTAATGGAAATAAAGAACGTTAGAGTTTATGGCCTTAAGGAAAGTATAGTTCGTAGTGGATATCCAACAAGAATTGGAGAACTTAGTATTTTTGAATATGATGAGGATGGAATTTGCGGAGTAAATTTGACTAAACATGGCGAGCGTGCATATAGATTAGCTAAAACTCCAATTGGTTCTGGACATGATAATTTTCTCAAAGGTATTATAGTTCAATTTGATTTACAATATCCTGAATATTTTAGTCCTCAACTGCAAAGATACAACTGGATTGATATAATAAGTTCTCAAAGTAAAATGCATAAAATTACCTCAAGAAAATTAACTAAAGAAGATTTTACTGAATATACTCATGAAGACGCAATTAATAACATTAACTCATTGATTTCGATATATCAATCAGCAGATGAATTAAAGATTAATAAAGAAGTATGTTTTAATCAAATTATATCCAATCTTCCGTCTGGATATTTAAAATGGATGGGAATATCTACAAACTACTTGCAATTAAAAACAATATATTCCCAACGTAAAAATCATAAATTACAAGAATGGAGATATTTTTGCAATTGGATTGAAACTCTTCCACAAAGTGAATTAATCACTAATTTAGCCTAATTTTAAACCTTAATATGATGAGAAAATGTTTATTAACATTAATTTGTGCATTATTTACTATTCAAGCAGTTTGCCCAGTAAGTAACAAATTAGATTTAGTTTACGCTAAAAGATTATTACATATTAACAGGCTTATTAATATGATTGCTTTTGTAGAAAGTGGTCATGATGTAAAGTGTGTTAATCTTAAAGAAAATGCTGTTGGGTTGCTTCAAATAAGACCAATTATGGTTAAAGAGGTAAATAGGATTCTTGGTAAGAATAAATTTAAACTATCAGATAGATTTGATAAAGATAAATCTATAGAGATGTTTAAAATATATCAGAAGTATTATAATCCTAATTTTGAGTATCAAAAAGCAGCTTATTTATGGAATGGTGGTAGTAATTATAGCAAAGCTAATAAAAGTAAGAAAATAAAGCTTAAAATGTATTGGAATAAAGTAAAAAATGTAAAAGTATGATATTTGAAACTAAGTATAATATAGAAGATAGTGTTTGGGTCCTTATTAATAACAAAGTAAGAAAATTCACAATATCTTCAATTGACGTAAAACAAAGTGGAAAAAGTTTAGAGGTAAGATATTATTTAAATATTGGCACTAAAGAAGATTATAAATGCCATATAGTTGAAGAAGATAAATGTTTTACTACAAAAGAAGAATTAATTAAAAGTTTAGATTAATATGGGAATATTTAACAATAAAAAGAGGAATAAAATTGATTGGACTGAGTAATCTGTCACAAAACAAAAACAAATAATACTTGAAGTGAATAGTAGTTTGTTACTAAAAGGCAGTGCATCAAATTGTGCGGATTACAATGATACAAAATTGATGCAAGTAAATTTTCAAAAAACATTTACTTGCATCTTCCGACACGGATAAGTATGGGATTAAGGAAGAAGTATCTCAAAAGTTAGAAGAATTGTATCATGAAATTTGTGGCTTAATTGATAATGATACTAAGGACCCGTCTGATGAGTTTGGTTAAATTTTAATAATAATAAATGAAAGAATTATCAAATTTAATAATTGGCCCATTTGATAATGAAGGCCAATTTAATGGAGTTAAATCTTTTTTAGAAAAAGAGGGGGTTCAATTCCAATCTAGTAAATTAAATAAGGAAGCTAAATTTACAAAACATTGTAATATAAGTGTATTTAACAATAGAACTGTTAAAAAGTATTCTATACTTTCTGAAGAAAGATTTGGTCATTATAGTGTTTATAAGCCAGAAAGGATAAATGGCAAAACATTATATAGTTACTGGCAATTTAATGATACTTTTATGTTAAAAAAACAAATTAGTAAAATTGTTAAAAAGATTGCAGGTGAAAATAAAGAAAAATATAATCCATTTGAAGAAAAAGTTGAAGCTTCAGACATGATGATTAAGAAAACTAACAATAATTTTGGAGCTTGCGCAACAATGGAAATTTCAAAACTTCAAGAATTTTACAAGAAATTGTCAAACATAGACCCAATTGATAAGAAACTTAAAATATTTATAGAGGAAATATTTGGTAAAGAATTGTTTGTTAAACCAGAAGTATTTTATAAATTTGGAGATAAGTTTGAGAAGGATAATAAAATTCTTACAATTGTTAAAACTGGTCCCAATAGTTGCATTTTAATGGATGAAAATTCAGATAACTTTAGTTTAAATAAAATTGTTAAAGACCCTAATAAAATTACTGAAGCTGAATTTAAAGAAATGTCTGGACATTATTTTGATATGTTAAAATTAATAAGTAAATAAATATGAGTGAAAAAACATTTGAATTACCAACAACAGCTATTGAGGCTAAGGCATTGAGCCCAAGCAGCTTGCTAATCTACAGTGCTCCAAAAACTGGTAAAACTACAGTTGCGTCTTTTTTGGAAGATTCAATTTTATTTGAGTTGGAACCAAGGGGTGCTGATTTTGTAAGTGCAGTGAAGGTGCAATGTGAAACATATGAAGATATTGTAGGTTATTGCAAGAAAATTAGAGAAACTGGCAAACCATATAAATATGGAATACTTGACACTATCACAGCGTTAGAAGACATGGTGCTTCCATTGGCAGGTAAATTATATAGAGATACTGTAATGGGGAAAAATTGGGGCAAATTGGAAGATGGAATTACAGATGATCCTAAAGCAAATGTCCTTAAATTACCAAATGGAGCTGGATACCAATACACGAGAGAAGCATTTTTCAAAGTATTAGATTTCTTTACCGGGTCATTTGAAAGAGTAATATTACTTGGACATTTAAAAGACAAATTTATCACAATTGATTCAAAAGAAGTTACTGCAAAGGAAATAGATTTGCAAGGTAAAAATAAGAGTTTAACTTGTGCAAAAGTTGATGCAATTGGTGTTTTGTATAGAAAAGAAAATAAAACCATACTTTCTTTTAAAACAGATGAAACCACTATTTGTGGATCAAGAGCATCTCATTTGAAAAATAAAGATATAGTTCTTTTGGAAGAAATTGATGGGAATTTAGTGTCACATTGGAATAGAATTTATATTGATTAATAATAAATAAAATGGAAACAAAAATTAATGAAATTGAAGTTAATGTTGAAGTTAATGGAATAAAATATGTTCCAAAAGACTCTATTAAACAAATTCAATATTCTGGGGATATTAAGATAGTAGTCCTTCAAAGAGGTTGGATTTATATTGGAAGATTCACGAGAGAAGGCAATTTATGCAAATTAACCAATTCTTACAATATAAGACAATGGGGAACTACTAAAGGTCTTGCAGAATTAGTGCATGGCCCTACATCTTCTACAAAACTTGATAAATGTGAAGGTGATGTAGAATTTGATTGGCTTACAGTAGTTCATACATTGTCAGTAAATCCTGAGAAATGGAAGCAAATGATATAAGAATTGCTATGAATTTTGAAGATAGTCAAAATTCATATTGCTGTGGCTATGGCAATGACTGTGGCGATGGCTATGGCTATGGCGATGGCTATGGCTATGGCAATGGCTATGGCAATGGCTATGGCTATGGCGATGGCTATGGCAATGGCTATGGCAATGGCTATGGCTATGGCTATGGCAATGGCTATTATTGCAATGGCGATGGCTATGGCGATGGCTATGGCTATGGCTATGGCTATGGCTATGGTGATGGCGATGGCTATGGCTATGGCTATGGCAATGGCTATGGCAATGGCTATGGCAATGGCAAATGATTTCAATATAAAAGAAAATAAATTAATAAAGAAATAAGATTATGGGATTTGATGCTAATGAATCAAAAGATTTTAAAAAATTTACAGGTATTACAAAGGTTAAGGTATTAACAATTAATCCAATATTAAAAGAGCTTAATGCTATTGGTATTAATTTTAAGGAGGAGCCAGTTTATTTTGGAACGACTCAAGATAACAAAAAGTATATAACTGTCAACTTTTGGGTTAAAAATGAGAATTTAACAACACCAATTAAGTTTATTATTAGACCAGAAGTTGATAAGTCTAAAGATGGAAGAATTAGGTGGATTGATAAATATGGCAACACAGAATACGCTTCATCAAAAGATTTATTATCAGAAAAGGTTGAGAAAGCTTCTGCGAAACAAGCTTATATAGGAGAAGCTGACTTGGTTTCATTTATTAAAACATGGATTAATGTTAAAAAGGGAGGAGAAGCTTCATTAGATGTAACAAAGATTATTAAAGGTGATTTTAGTGAATTAAAACAACTTAATTCAGCTAATGGTGTTTGGAGTATGGCTACAGTAGCTAACAATAAGTATCAGAATATTTATTCAAGATTTTTTGTAAGGGGTTGGGTTTCTGAAGAAGAAGCTAAGGCTAAATTCTTGGAACACATTTCTAAGCAAAATGCTGCTGGATATCCATTAAAAGATGCTCATTCAATTGATTATAAGGAATATTCTGAAGTAACTCCTGATGCTGAGCCAGCATTTAAAACTGCTGAAGTTGCTAAATCTAGTGGTTTTGAAGATCTCCCATTCTGATAACTTATTAATAATGAGATAATTACATTTAATCAAAATGTTTGAATCACAAATTACTTTAGAGGAGCTAATGTCAAAAGTTAGCTCCTTTGATATTTTTACATACTATTGCCCAAATTTTAAACAATTAGGTAAGCCATTTTGCTCTGAATTTAGACCTGATAAAAATCCTTCATGTAATATAAAGATGTGGAAAGGTGATTTATTGTATAAAGATTTTGGTAATGGAGATGGATTTAGGGCAATAGATTACGTAATGTATAAATATAATTTGGGATTTAATGAAGCAATAAATAAAATATATGGAGAACTTGGATGTAAAACTATTCAAAGTGATTTTAACGATACTAGTAGTATTAGTTATAGAGGACATAATTGCGGAATATCAAATTCGTCAAACTCAAACTCAATTATCAGAATTAAAAAAAGAGATTATACAACTAAAGACATTGAGTACTGGAGTAGATTCTACTGGACAGAAGACATGCTTAAAATGTCTAAAACATATTCAATAAGTCATTATTGGATTAATGATGTATTTTTCAATGTTGAAAATGAACTTGGGTTTTCTTATGATTATTATGAGCATAATGGGATATTTAGAAGAAAGCTGTACTTCCCAGAGCGTAGTAATTATAAATGGTTTAGCAATGTTGATAATAGTATAGTACAACTTGTTGATGTAGCTCCTAAATCTGGAGATGTGTTATTTATAACATCAAGCAAGAAGGATGCTGGTGTATTCTGGAGAATGCAAATTGAGAATATGTTTCCTGATAAAGTTATTCATGGAGTCGCCCCAAATAATGAGAGCTCATTTGTTCCAGAGGAATGGTATAATAAGATGAAGACAAGGTGGAAGCATATTGCAATTTGGTATAATAATGATTGGAATAAATCTGACAACCCTGGCATTAAATACGCTAAGAAATATTCAGAAATGTATAATATACCTTATTATTACAATCCAGATAATGAACCTAAAGACCCAAGTGATTTTGTAAAGAAATATGATTTATTAACCTTTAAAAACTTAGTAAATGAGTTATGCAGATATTTATAAAAGTGTCTTAGATAGTAGGTCTAAAGAGCAAATAATAAAAGCTCATAAAATTCAAGAGAGAAGTAAAAGAACTACTTCTCAAGGTGAAAGAATGAGAGAAAAGTTAGGCTTTAATTCAAAACATTTAGAAGGAACTAAGTGTTTGAAATTTGTAGATAATTTAATAATAAAAATGAGTAATGATAACTAAATTTATAATATGGTATCTAATCGGAATGATAGGTTATTTAGTCATCACAAAGATTGAGAACTCGAAAATAACAATAAGGGACATAGTATTGTCATTAACATTATGGGGTATATTGGGAATATCCTCCATAATAATAAATGTGCTATTTATATCAACTGATAATAATGAAGGGCTGAATAAAAAATTATTCTAATGTTTCAACATAAAAACAAGAAAATTAAAAATGCTACAGCCTGTGAATATGATGGTATCAAGTTTAAAAGTAAATTAGAATTATATTGCTACAAATATTTTAAAGAAAATGGAATAAGCCTTAAATATGAACAAAATAAAGTTGTTCTTATGGAAGGGTTTACTCCTGAATGTAATCTATATATTCCAAATAAAGAAAGGAATATTGAGTTGTTTAAGAATAGGATAATTCATATAACTTATGATTGTGATTTCTATTTAGAACATGATAATAAGAAGATTTATATTGAGTCTAAAGGATCACCAACGGATTCATATAAGATTAAAAAGAAGCTATTCTTAAAGCAAATAAATGTAGCCAATTCTTACTTTTTTGAGCCACACAATCAAGAGCAGGTAAGACAATGTTATCAAATAATTAAAAAAATAATAAACAATTAAAATTAAATAAAAATGCGTAAAATTAGATTTAAACTTTTGACACAAATTCAATTAGAAACTATTGAAAGTAATGCAAGAACATTTGGTGAATTAAAACAAGAAGTTCTAAATTCAGAAATTTCTGATAAAATTAAATTTGATGGTGTTCAGTTTATTGAGAGGGAGACTAAAGCTGCTTATGGGGCAATAGCTGATGCAATTCTTCCACAAACAGATTTATTATTTTATGTGCAACCATTAGAGACAAAGTCTGGTGTAGATTTTGAGAATATGAGTTATACTGATTTATATAAATTATGCTCTAAGTTAAATAGAGAAAACAATGCTGGAATAAAATTCAATCATTTAACAAAGTCAGAAATTATTAGAAACATTGAAAATTATTATAGAATGGTTGATGTTAAAAATAATAAAGCAAGTAAAAGTGTTGTTGTAAGTAAGTTAGATAGTGTAATTGCACAGTTAATTGAAATATCACAAATTCTTCAAGAATCAACTCTTGGAGAAGATTATGCAATTGCAGTTACTTTAGATGAATTAGAGAAGGAATCTCAGCAATTACATAAAGAAATAACTGGTAAGTAAAAATATGGGGAGAGGAATCTCCCCTTTATATTTAAAACTATGGAAATATTAAGCATTGAGGATTTATACAGATTAAGAGATTGTGAAGTGAAAGAGTTGTTAAAAAATAACGACAAATTTAAAGTTGGTGGATATGTTTATGTTAGAGGTGAGATAGGGAAGATAATAGCTTTAGACCATTCAAGAATTTGCTATAAAAGACACTGTATGGATTTCTTTGAAACTACATATAAAAGCGGATCTAATTTATTGACGTATGACTTTTATAAAAAACTAGAAGTCATAAGAATTGAGAATAAGTTTAATAATATATCTCAAGAAATGTTTAATAAATTCATACTAAAAAGGGCTATTGAATTTTATGGTGAAGAGAATGTTGATATGTATGACAATACTCTTATTGTGAAACTTGGTAATATTGAAGTTAAAAATGAGCTTGGTATGTCTTATTTAATTACAGACATGTGGATGAGAATTAATTTGTATGGCAAAAGGTTATATGGTTTAACATTTTATAGGAACTCGTTTAAGCCAGAAGAGGTCAGTAATGGTAGAATATTCATACATCCACATGCATACCCTAGTAAAGATCTTGAAACATCAAATATATGTTTTGGAAGTACAGATATTGCACATTTTATATCAGGTTTAAAGAATTCCTTCAATGTAAAATCAATAGACCAATTCTTTCTATGCATTGATACATTTCTTAAGACTGAAAGTTTACAAGGGGTTCCATATATGAAAATATCATCTATATATGAAAATCAATATAGAAGATGTGCTTCATATTTTGACAACTACTTTAAAGATATAGTAACTAATTTATTTCAGAATATTGATAAATTTACATATACATTTCAATATCCAGAATCTGAAAATTATTTAAATAAATTCCCATTTGTAGAAAAATCATATATTTCTAATTTAATATATGATTATGTTATAAATAGTAACAATCAGGAAATGATTGACAATGTTATTGTAAATTCTGACGGAGTTGGACCAATAAAGGCTATTGAAAATAATAGAAACATTAGTTATCCAGAAATACTTCCATTTAGATTTAAAGGAAAGTTTATAGATGTTTTTCAAAAGCCATCTGAAATAAATGAAGATAATTTCAATCTATCTTATCCTAAAGTTGTAGATCCGGTTTTGGTTGAAGAAATATGTGATTTTATTAACGAAAAATTTAATGATTTTTTATTAAAGAAATATAATGAATAAGAAAATAGAAGTAGGTAAAATAGGTAAAATAATTATCTCAAAAGATATTAAAAATGAGATAGATTATTTACATAAAGAAGTTGGTAAAACTGAGTGGTCTGGGATATTAGTATATTCATTTGAAGATGGAAGTTTTAAGTCATTAAAAGATTTGAAATTTAAAGCTAAGCATATATATCTGATGGATATTGGCACTCACGCATTTACATCGTTTAAATATGATGAGAAGGTTGTTGACATGTATGATAAGGTTGACGGAGCTATAGAGTCTTTAACTGGGCTAATCCACACGCACCATTCTATGGGGGCCTTTATTTCTAGTACAGATGAAGATGAATTAATGAACAATTGTTCAAAATATAACTTTTACGTATCATTAGTTGTTGATTTATTTGGTACTTATGTCTGTAGAATTGCTATCCCATCTAAATCAAAAACTGTAGATGAGAATGAGATTATAGATGTAAATGGCAAGAAAACTATCGTAAAGACTGTAAGTGAAAATACGTCAGTAATAATGGGTGAATTGGAAATAGAATTTGAAGAAACCCCAGTGGCTATCCCAGAATGGCTATCTAAGTTAACTGATGATATTAAAAAAGAAAAGGCTAAAATTGAAGCTGAGTCTAAGAAAGATATTGCAACTGGGATTTCTAAGTCATTCCCAAATACCTTTACAAATCAAAGTTATAATAAATGGAATGATTTTGACTCATGGAACGATTGGGCACCTAAAATTAATTCAAATAATAAGGCTGCTTTGACACTTAATGAAAAGTTTGCAATAGCTATTTTAAATGTAGATGCTCATATAAGCAGAACTATTGAAGAGTCAATTGCTTCATTAAATAAATTAGATGAAGCCGATTTCAGGATGTATTTGGATTTACTAGGCAGTAATATTGAAATGTTGTTTGAGGAAGTTTTTGGGACAAACACCTCGCTAAACTTAATTAACAAAATAAATAGTGCTGTAAATATATTAAATACATATATTCCAGATAGTATTTATGAAACAAATTTTGATAAATTAATTGAATTTTTAGAAGAATATGCAACAGTATGATAGGTTTAAAGATGCACCTTGGATGCAAATAAATAACTTAAAAATTATTCTTGGCGGAGTTGGCGGTATAGGCAGTAATGCCCTATACTGCCTAACTAAATCAATTCCAAATGCACAGTATTTTATATACGATAGTGACACTATAGATGAATTTAACATAGGAACTCAATTTTTTAATTGTAAAGACGTTGGATTGCCAAAAGTAAATAGCATTAGAAGTAGGTTTATGTCAGATTATAATTTCTATAGGATAAATTCGTTTAATCAGAAAATTACAGAAGGTACTAATCTTAATGGATGTAGTATAGTTATATCTGCATTTGATAATATGGAGGCAAGAAAGATTTTATTTGAAAAATGGTGCGCATCTGAAAATAAGGATATATTTATTGATGGAAGGCTTAGGGCAACATATTATGAAGTTTATGCAGTTACTAAGGATAAAATTGATGAATATAAGAAAACTTTATTTGACGATAATAAGGTTGATGAAGGGCCATGTACGTTTAAAGCTACAACACATTTTGGTATGTTAATTGGAGCAAGAATTTGCCATATATTAACAAATCATTTGTCAAATAAATTTTATAAAGAAGAAGTATTGTCTGTACCATTTTTAACATATGAACATGGTGATAGTTTGATATTAAATACAACAAATAAATCATTAATAAATGGATAAGACTGGATATATAACAAGCAATAAAGAATGGAAGATAATTCATCCAGATGTAAAAATAAATTACTCTTTATTACATAACAACGTTCAAAGAAATTATTACAGTAAGCCTGATTTCTTAAAATACTCTTTAAAAGATACTACATTGAGATTTTCAACAAGACATATCTCTAATGTAATTCAATCACATGGAGTAGTATTAAGTTCATTAGGATTTATAATTGCAGTTGTCTGTAAAAATAATAAAGATGAGTTGAAGGCATTTGTGAATTCAACTTGGATTTTAAGTCATCAAACATATAGATCTCAAATTAATAAGTTTCTTAAAGAAGTTTGGGGGATAAAACCTAAGCAAATTGAATCTATTGAAAAGAATAAATTAATGTTAATGTTTTCTGGGTATCAACCAGGATTTGATGATTTCTCAGAAGAAAAACAACATCAATTAAGTTCAGAATTTTTAAATAATTTAAAGCAAACTGATGAAATTGATAAACTTTCAAAGAGATATTGTACGGATGGATAGTATAGTGGTGAAGATGGAGATCGTATTCAAAATGTAGAATTTGAAGAAATTGAAGAAGAAATTGCATAAATTTAATTAACATGAACATAAAGATTAGAGATTTTATTTTAATTCAACAAGAATATGGATTTGACTTAAAAAGAATAGTTAAATCTAGGAAAATTGGTGACGGTACTATACAAAATCCAACTGGAGAAGAATATGAGAGAGAAATTGATTATGGGTACAATATGACACTACCAACTTGTATTGAGAAAATAGTTCATTTAACATTGCTAGATAACAATATGTTAGTTGAGTGGAAGGATTATGTGTCTCAATATAAAAGTATCGTAAATGACATTAATAATGTATTAAAATCTAATGAATAATTTATTAGCACTTGTGGATTTCGATGGATTGCTCTATCAGGCTTCCAAAGAAACCATTGAAGAAAGTATAATTAGTCTAAAAGACAGGGTAAATAATATTATTGAAAAAACTAATTGTGATTTCTGGGCTGGATTTGTAGGTGGAGAGAAATGTTTCAGATATAATATCTTCCCCCAATATAAGGCAAATAGAACTCAACCTAAGCCTAAATGGTATAAAACATTGAAGGCTTGGGCTATTGAAGAATATAATCTTAATGTTTGCAATGGATACGAGAGTGATGACGCTGTAAGCTATTGGAAGAATGTAAAATTATATCAATACGCATCTGGACATATTTACACAGAGCTTGATGAGTATAAAGGAGAGTCGAGATTAGAATTAAATCAAATCATTTGTTCTCCAGATAAAGATATCCTTGAAAATATATCCAGTAAACACTTCAACTACACATATAAGGTACTTGACAAAAATAATCCAGATAGTGTAGAAAAAGGTTGGTTTGTAAATACTACGGATGAAGAAGCTGAATTTAATAAATGGAAACAAGTATTGAAGGGGGATTCGGCAGATGGGGTATCTGGACTGCCTGGTATTGGCGAGGTTAAAGCTGTTAAGATACTTCAAGACTCACCTCTTGCATATAGTTTAAATACATTATCTAAATATATTGATTTCTATCAAAATGAAGCTTCTGGTATTTATGAATTTCAAAAGAATTATAGGCTTCTCCACATACTTGAGAATGATGAAGATTTTCTTAGGGAGTGTAATAAATTACCAGAGTTTCCAAAAATAAACAAAGTAAATAAAGTTGTTAAAGAAGTAATTGATTTTTAAAATGAAGATTAAAACAGAACAAATTAATTTACATGCATTTTCTCTACCAGGATTCCTTTTACCAACATTTCAAAAGGCTACATTAAAATCATTAAGTGGGTTTTATATAAAAAAGCCTTGGAAAATATTAAAATTTAAATGCTGGCAAAAAGAGTCTGATATTAATATTGGTACAGATGCACTGGTAACTAAAATAATTAGAGTAATATGAAAAGTGCTGAAGAGTATATAGTAAGACTATATATTACAGATGATGGTGAACCAAAATGTGTTCATGATACTGTTGAAAATGTTTTAGAGGCAATCAAAATTGCCCAACGTGATGCCATAGATGAAGCAGTGAAGATGTGTGGAAATGATGTAATTTTAGTTGAAAATGTCGCAGTTTGTAACTCTCCGACGGCTGATGATAGTAAATTTAACAGAAATTATGATTTCTATATTGACAAGCAATCAATTCTTCAAGTTGCAGATAAATTAAAACAAGAGATAAACTAAAAAATAAATAATATGGAAGAATACGTATCAATATCAAAATTAGAAGATGCTAAGAAATTATTAATGGAAGTTTTATTCACCATAAACCTTTCTGAGTATGGAGAATTGCAAGAGAAAATTAACAATTTTTTGAACAAAACTGAATAAATGAAACAATCTACCATAGACCTTTTAGCTGGCAATAAAATAACATATAAGGTTAAGAATGCAAGAATGGTAGAAATATACACCAACACAAATGATGTTGAAATTATTGTTGAAAAGGATGAAATTAAGGGAATAAGGATAGAAGATAAATTATTTAAAGTTGGCGATATATTTCAACATGACTTAGAAAATATTCCATCTGGATATAAAATAAGGAAAATAATGACTGGTGCGGATGGCAGTAAATATAAACATAGGTTTACATTATTTTCACACATAAGGAACAAGTCAACTTCATATCTACTACCATTATTAGGAAAGACTAATAATTACTTTTTTACAGATTCATATTTAGTTAATGCATATGTGTCTAAAAGTTTAGATAAGCTGTTTTTATTATATAGATATAGTAAAAGTGATATTTATTCTACAGTTGAGGATAATATATTCAATCATCCTAATTTTGTAAAAATTCATAATAATATTGCAGGATTTGACGTATTTGAATTTGACATACCAAAGAGATTTTATACTGATGTAAATCTATATATAAATGGTAAATATTCAAAAATATCAAATGAAGCTAAGGGTCTTATTAGGAATTTTTACAATCTTAGTGATAAGAGTAGAATATGGCATGTGCTGACAAGGGACGATTCATTGAAGAAGGAGTTGGAAAAGAGGTTTGGGTGTAGTTTTGATGGAGTTGATTTTGATGAAAAGCCAAATAAAAATGAAGAAATATGGGAACATTGTGTGGTATAAGTGACATATTATTAAAAAGTTGGTTAATAGTATTAGCTATTGTAGTAGGAGTAGCAATAATTATATTTCTAATTTCTGCAATAGTTGACTTCGTTGTAGAAAGAATGTTGATGGGTAAATTCTCATCATCCTACTGCAATGTAATTAAAAATAAAATAAAAAGAATATTTAGTATTGACATTGAATTATAAATATATTAACTTTGTGGTGGTTAAATACTATCACAAAGTTTTAAAAAGATAATATGAGGAAATTTAAGTTAATAAAAGAACCTAGGCGTTCTTTAAAATTTGGTTCAGGCTCAAATATGATGGGAGAAAATTTTAGAAAATTAGCACATATAGAATTAATAGAATCATTATCACCAATTGAAGGAGCTGATAAAATTGAAGTTGCTCAAGTACTTGGATGGCAGTGCGTAGTTAAAAAAGGAGAATTTAATATAAATGATAAATGTATTTATATTGAAATTGATAGTGTTGTTAAAGAATGTCAAGAATTTGAATTTTTAAGAAAATATAAATTTAGAGTAAAAACTCAGAAAATTAGAGGAGTAATATCACAAGGATTAGCTATTCCACTACAAATGTTTAATATATCTGAAAAACTAGAAGTTGGTACAGATGTAACAGAACTATTAGGTATTACTAAATATTTAACTCCATCCGAAAGAGAAGAAATTAAAGAAGTTGAAATAGCTCAGAAAAGACTTACTAAGTTTATGAAAAGATATTCCTGGTTTAGAAAATTATTCTTAAGTAGAACTCAAAAACAAAGCTTTCCATATTGGGTTGCTAAAACTGATGAACCTCGTTGTATTTCAGGTAGTTCTATATTAAACACTGATAAAGGAGATTTTACAATTAAAGAAATTTGTGAAAGTAAAGAAAATTTCAAAGTAAAATCTTTTAATATTGAGACTAATGAAATTGAATATAAAGATATTATTGGAACTGGTATAATGTCTAATAATAATGATTGGTATGAAATTGAATTGGAGGATTCTACTAAATTAATTTTAACATCTGAACATCCGGTTTATTTACCAGAATTAAATTGTTACAGGCAAGTTAAAGATTTGAAGTCAAATGATCTAGTATTATTGGATAAATAAAACTGATAAATATCTGTTTTTCTTATAAAATTATTGTATTTTGCAGAAATTAAAATTCTGTAATTATGTAATGTCCTATTTGTCAATTTAATTGTGCTACAAGAGCAAGTTTCAAGCATCATATTAAAGGTAAACATAAAGAAATTTCTAAATTAGAATTGGAAGTTTTATATACTAAATATGTATTAAATATAAAAGTATCTTTTCAAGATATTATAAATGATTATTTATCAGGATTATGTTTTGAAGATTTAAAATATTTTATTTATGGGAAACAGATATTAATAAAATGACAGGTGAAGGAATTATTAACTTTTTAAAAAAGATATTAACGTGAAATATAAATTTTATTTAGACAGAAAAGTAACTGTTTGGGAAAGAGATAAGTTTGAAATAGATGCCAATTCTAAAGAAGAAGCCATAAATCAAATAAAAGAACAGTTTTCTAAAGAAGGTGATGGATTTTATATAGAAGGTGAAACAGAAACTTTATATGATACTCAAGAATTTATGCCACCTGAAAAAAATCAGGCTCCAACACTTGAAATATTCGATAATGAAACAAATGAAGTAATTTTATCTAATTGGGGGGAATACTAATGAAACAATTGAAAATAAAGAATATATCTAAAATAGAACATAATTCTAAAAGATATGATGTTTCAGTAGCAGATAATAATAATTTATTTGCAAATAATATTTTGATACATAATTGTCAGAATATTCCCCATGTTTTAGAACAATTCAAAGATAAAGAAGTTTATGTTACTGAAAAGATAGATTGTCTAGATGGGGATACATTAATCTTGACTGTTCAAGGATTACAAACTATTAAAGATATATGTGAAAGTAATAATAAAACATTTGTTCTTTCACAAGATATTGAAACTAAGAGAGTATCTTTTAAACCTATATTGAATAAAGTAATTAGACCTAACAAAAATAAACAATGGATTAAAATTACTTTAGAAGATGATACTGAATTATTAGTAACAGATGACCACAGAATTTGGCTACCTGATTTACAATGCTATAGACAAGTTAAGGAATTAACTGAAAAAGATTTTTTATTAAAATTATGTTAACTTATTAAAATTATTTGGAATTTTTCTGTAAATTTATTTTTTGCAGAAAAGTAATTTCAAATAATTTTAATATGAGACAATGTCCATTTTGTAAACAAAATTTTGATTATATTAGTAGAGGGCACTTAAATAAGTGCGCTAAAGATAATAATGTAAATGATTACAAAGAAGCATGGAAAAGAAAGTTAAAATTAAAAAAATAGAAAAAGTACAAAATACTTCTTTACTATATGATATAGAAGTTAAAGATAATAATAACTTCTATGCTAATGGAATATTGGTACACAATTGTCAAAGTGTCACTTTTACAGGTAAATTAGTTCCAAGATTTAATAATTGGTTTGGAATAAAAATGTTTAATTTAATAAATAAGTCATAGTTATGAAAATGGATAAAATAGCAGGAAGTAAGAATGATGAGTTTACACACCAAAATATGCAATACTGCCCATATTAAAATATATTAAACCAAATAGTTTAATATGGTGCCCCTTTGATACAAAAGACAGTGTATTTGTAAAAACATTTATTGAAAATAACCACAAAGTAATAAATTCTCATATACAATATGGAGAAGATTTTTTGAAATAGAAAATGAATGTGATTATATAATAAGTAATCCTCCTTATTCTTTAAAAGGAGAAGTTTTTGAAAGACTTTTTAAATTAAACAAGCCTTTTGCTATGATAGTTGGAGTAGTAGGATTATTTGAAAGTCAAAAGAGACTTAAAATGTTTAAAAATAATGAATTTGAAATAGTGAGCCTGTGCATAGTTTAAATCCTCCATTTTCAAGTGTATATTTATGTAGTAAAATGTTACCGAAACAAATAATATTTGAAAATATAATTAAAAAATAAAGATGAGACAGAAAATAATTAATTTACTAAAAAAGATATTTACTAAATATCAATTTATAGTATGTAGTAGAAATCTAGTTAATAATGATAAAAATAGTTTATATTGGAAGATTGCTAAGAAGTATAATATTGAACAAATACTTAAAGAAAATCCTACTTTAACTATACAAGGGGAACAAGGTGATACTAAAGTTCAAGGTAATAAATATGGTATTGCAGAACCTACTATGTGGGTGTTTAATATTATAGACCATGAAAAGAATTATCATTATAATGCTATAGAAATTAGCAATTTCTGTAATAAATATAATTTACAAACTGTACCTTTTTTAAGTTTTGAAGATTTTAATTATGGTCATTATGGGGCAAGAAGGCTTACAGGTAAATTATCAGAATTAGGTTCAACAGTACAGGCATTAGTTGAATTTAGTAAAGGTAAATCTGTATTAGCAGATATTCCAAGGGAGGGGGTAGTCATAAGATACATTGAGGATGGTAAAAAACTACTTAGTTTTAAAGTTATTAATCCAGATTTTCTATTAAAATATAATGATTAATTATGAAATGAGCAGGAGTAGGAAATATCCAATTATTAAAGACCATAATAAAGGCGCAAAGCAATTGGCTAATAAGAAAGTTAGAAGATTTCTAAAAGATTTTGACTTACTAATAAAGGGTAATTGGTATAAAAGGATATTTAATCAATACGATGTTACAGATTGGTGGTATGTGCCTTGGGATGAAGAAAGTAAGATAAAATTTAAAAGGAAATAGTGCCATCATAGCCTCTACTAGTATGGGTGCAATGCAACTGTATCTAGCATACGCAGGATGAGCCCGGTAGATACTTGACGTCAGTAATTCTACCTAACCATATAGGGTCTGTTTACAACATATCTAATCAGAAATTAGGGTAAACACTATAATGAGTAATTGTAGTTAGGTATGTCAGCCGCCTATATTAATCCAAAAGGTTAGAGTCGTTTGGTATAATAATAATTAAGGCTAGAGTAATTTCTAGCCTTAATTTTATCTTAAATATTTAAAAACATGGAAGACGTGATAGATTTTATTTTTATAGCAACTATTGCAGGGAGTTTCTTGCTACTATTTGGAATTGTTATAAAGTTATTTTATATGTTATTTAAAAATATTGACGATTTTTTAGGCAGGTAAAATTTCTGCCTAAAAAAATTTGTGTCACTATTTATTCAAAATATCATTAGTTAACATTTTAAATGCATCGTAATTTGTAGCTCCTGGAGTTACTTTCCTCAGTGATGTTAAAATTTTTGAATATTCATCTTCTCCACCAGTGAGTAGGTTAACACTCTTCTCCATTAAATCATAAATATCAGTTACAACTCCCATTAATGGTACAGGGTCTTTCAACACACTTTTGAATTGCTGTGGGTCTATATAGAATAGTATATCTCTCTCAGTACGTCCTAGTTGATTAATTAAGAAGAAACATAGGTATTTTGAATTATCCTTAACTTTAGACTTCTTCCTCTTCTTATCTTCATCATCCCAATCAATTTCACCAGCAATTGCTTTGAGCAATAATGCCATTGACATCATAGCTATTAATGAAGTTATTTCAGTTAAATTCCTCTTCATGTTAGCTTCATCAGTTTCACCTAATTTATCAAATGAAATTTTCTGAAATGATGCTTTCTTTAATAATGCCAAAATTATTGAAAATGAGCCGCCAAATCCACCATAATTTTTGAAAAATGATGAATAACTCCTCCATCTACCTTTCTCTGAAATTCCTGTTATATCATTAAATTTTTCAGCACTTAATCTATTGTAAAAAGTTGCTATCATCCACTTTCTGAATACTAATAAACTTCTAAGTATTGCATGTTTATTTGCAAGAATCTGCTTATCTGGATCATAGTTGCCGTGTATTCTTGCAATTGTATCATCAATGTATATTTTCATACCAGCCTCACCAAGTGTTTTTACAACACCTTTATTTTGGCTAAAATCTACACCTTCTGGTAATTCCCCATTCTCATCATAAGCTTCATATAATGACATTTCCTTGCCATTAACAGTGACTTTAGTGTGCGCTAATAATCCATATACTACTGGAGCCTGGTTAACATATTCAGATTCACTCATTAGGTAAAATGGGGACAACTTCCTTTTCCAACCTCTAGTTAAATTACTTGATTGATAAACCTCATTCTTTAAATCTTTAGTTGCATCAAGCTTCTTAATAATATTCTTAAGTTTCTTATCTTTCTTCATTACCAAGGAGTATCCCTTGTGTAATTCTTTCATTGTAAACTTAATTCCACCAGAGGCTTCTGTTATATTAGAAATGTATCCAATATTCATATTAGCTATTGGAGAAAATACTTTCCAACCAAGTCCTTTCAACCTTATATACATATTTAAGGTATCTGCAACGTTGGATACAGTTTTAATCTTGCCAAGTTTACCAAGTTGAGAATTTAATATTTTACTTCTTTTACTAAACTCAGCTTTGTCAATTACATTATTTTTCAAATCATCAACATTCTGTTCAATAAGTAATTCAAGTTCCTTCTTAGTTTTCTTTTCTAAATCAGAATATACTTTATCTCCAAATGGTACTTCTTGCAATGTAGTAGGCTCCCCATAATATCCACTCATAAAGAAATCTAATTGAGCTTTGAAATTAGGAAGACCTTGTTTAGTTATTAAATTGCCATTCTGGTCTTTAATATCACTTCCAGCATTATTAGTTTGTTGTTCAGCAATTCCACTTATTATTGAATAAGCAATCTTCATTGAATCCTCACATTTAACTTTATGCTTATAACTCAATGCCGCAAGTGAATACATTTTAACAATCTTTTCTATATCAAAACTTCTTTGTTTAGATAATTCTTGTTGAATTTCCTTTCTCCACTCAATTTGAGCAGCAATTAATGCATTCTCATCGCCAAGATGTTTTTGTTTAAATTCAATGGTTTTTCTGTCAACATAATCTTTAATAACAGTATTCGTTTCAAAGTTGTTACCAAATAAAACTTCTTGTAGTTTATTACCTTCAATATCTCTTCTACTGGAATCTTCAGTTTGCCCACCAATTGGTGATGCTAATAATTTCTGCCAACCATCTTTAATGCCTTGGAAAGCTCCTGACATTCCAGATTGAGTAAACTGTTCCATTATATCCTTAGCAACAAATGGTAATGTATTTACATGCGAATTTCTCTTAATATCATCAGGAAGATATTGCCTTACATTATACATAGTTTCCATTATATAATTGTGTAATGCAAGTAAATCTGAATCATTTTCAACTTTTGAGAAATTCTTATCATAAAATCCAGTATCCTTACCATTTACAGTTCTTCTTGGAACCATATCTAAATATCTAAATGATGGAGACATATATTCTCCTGCAACTTTATATATAGTTCCATCGTTGAAATTTTCAGCAGCTATATATGGACTATTTTGATATTCCCATATATCCATAGCTTGGGCTATTGCAGATTCATTATCCATATAATAATCTTTTAGAAAAGATTCTTGCGCAGATTTTTCCTCCTTATATGAATTAATCTTATCCTGCATTTTATCATAATAAAACTGATAACCTTTTTCTCCAAGATGAGATATTAATTCAGCTTTATGTTTATTAAATTTTACTTTGTCAATATTGCCATCTTCTGGAAATAAAATTCTTGGGTCAAGTATTAATGCAACTTTTTTTAATTTAGCCCTATTTTTTAATATAACAGATTTCTTAGCATCACCCTCTGCTAAACTTAATGAATGTTGATATTTCTTTTTCCTTAATTCATTAAACTCAAACCACGATTGGCTAAATCTATGTACTATATCTCCAGTAGGTCTATTGTCAGTATTACTTTGTTTTTGAATTAATATATCAACAAGTTGCTCATTTGTATATTTCTTACGTACTTTATCAAATACCTTGCTTAATCCATCTTCAATTTCAATCCATTCTTTATTTGCATCGTGTGTAGCTTGTTTTCTCCATACAAACATGGACTTAACTATGGCGTTATCAATCTCACTAACATCTAATAGTAAAGATGATAATTTCCCAATATCTTTCATGGCTTGGTCGAAGTCAACTTCTATATCTTCACCAAGAGTGTTTCTTACTTGTTTCAATAAAACATCTTTGGCAATCTTAGTCCATCTTAAATCTAAACTTTCAGCTAATGTTTGAATATCTTTAACATTTCTAAGCATATTCTGAGCTGTAATATTCTCAGCATCTTGCATAGCATCCATTTCATCTTCAGTAAAGAATGGATTTGAATCATCAAGTGTGCCAAACCTCTTCCATAGTTTAATAATTGATTGAACTTTTATTAAATCATTTGAAGTAACTTTTTGTTTGCTAAGTATATTCTTAACTTCTTCTAATGAAGATTTGGCATAAGTGTACATACTTTCAACATTATCAGCATCTCTCAATGCAGAAATGGTATCTTCAGTATCTTTTATTTGAGACTCAATCTCAGCAATATTCTTTTTATTTTCATTCCTATCTTCAGTAGATTTAAACTTCTTCTGAGATTTTAATGAAGTTAACCTCTTGTGTAAATCCTTCTTCTTATTTATATAGGTGTCAATTACTGGTTGAAACCTTGGTTGGTTAACCTTACCTTCAATAAAACCATCTTCAATTATTTTCTCAATTGGTGGCAAGTTGTTATCATAAGCCATCCATATTTTTCTTGCTAATACTTCATTATTATTGACAGCTTTCATCAAAGCTTTCCAATTGTCATCTTTTATTGGGCACCCTTCCATTGTATTTTTTTTAGTGTCACAAAATTACCTACATTTTCTAATATTCTTCATAACTTCTTCATTGGAAATTCTTGCAAATTTCTCTTGAGGAGTTGTCTTCCTGACTTTAACATAATAAGCCAATTTATTACCTTGGTAGTGTTTACCAACTGAGCAGAATATGTCAAGTTGCTGCTTATTTTTAACAACTGCTTTATTTAGAACCTGTTTATAAACCTTATTATTGTCAGTGTCTTTTTCTTCAGTAAAATATTTTTTAGCTCTACCATTGCTGTCAAGTTCTCCAATAGACTTAAGCATATCCTCTTCACTTATAAATTCAGACATGTAACTTTCAGAAGTTTGAGTTTCAGACACTGGTTCTATAAAGTTAGTATCTTTAATCAATACTATACTGTCTCTTATTGCAGAATCTAACATTGAGCCATCCTTAATATCAAATCCAATAGATTTTAGTAACTTTTCTATAACATCTACAAATTTATCAAGTAAACTTCTTTCTTTAAAATTTGGGTCATCAATATTGTTAAGACTTCTTTGCATATTTTCATTAGTCATTGCTAATGTCATAAACTCTCTTTCATCAGTAGTAGCATAAACTTCCCAAAACTCAGTCTTAGTTTGAAAATCTTCTTTACTAACTTTACCAGTCTTAACCTTATTGACAATTTCTTCATACTTATCACCATATTTAGTCTTAATTCTATTGGTAAATATTGAGTGAAGCCTCCTTAAATCTGCAATAGCGGCTCTAGTATCTGGAGTTAATTTAGAAGCATCTGAAGCAAATATTTTATTAATATACGCATGCAATATTTCATGGTTAAATGTTTCAACAACTGCATCTACAGATTGCATAGTGGGTATATTCATGTTTAAATAAACTGTATTATTACTAAGTTTACCACGCTTACTTTCTTCACTGTACGTAGAATCTAATTTAACATCAGAAATTTTATCAGAATTTAATAAAAGTTCTTTAGCCAACTCTCCTCTAATATCATTAAATTCGGTAATAATATTATTAAGTATATTTTTAATATCATCAATGTTCCCATTATCGGGTATTTGCAGCCATTCTCTTGGAGATATTTTCGTCAATACATTGTCAAACTCTTCGCTAATGCTAGTGTCATTACGAAATTTACCCTCACCCATCTTAACAATACCTTCTGAGTTATAACTATTTATTAATGATTTTGTGTAGTTATTGTTAAATGAATATTCTTTGAAGAATTTTGAGCCATAATTAGGAATTCTATCATATATTGGATAGCCATCTTGAGTATATCTACCCTGGAATATAAACAACACATTCTTATCAAGACCCCTAATTCTACCTTCTTTAGAAGGAACTGTCAATAATACTGGAGGAAATTCTAAATTAAAATTTTCAGTATCTTTTAATGCAAATTCTACAGTCTTAACATTGGTTGAATTCTGTGGTTGATTTCTTAATGAAATAATCTTACTTGAATAGTTTTCTCCTAATGATGGCAATCCTTTAGTATCATGCTGAAAATATTGCACTACAAATGGTGGTAATTGCCAATATGGAGCATCTTCATGTGGTATTCCTAAGAATGTTGAATCTTCAAAAGCTTTTTTAACAACCTTAACACTTACTTTATTTGTAAAGCCTATGTCATATAGATATGATACTGGCATGAACCTAAGGTACTGTTGAGCTTCTTGCACACCACCACTAATATATGCAGCCTTAAATAAATCCTTAAACAATTCTCTAGTTGTGGTATTTATTTCAGGTATTTCAACATCATTTACATATAAATCTATAGCAGATTGGATTATTAGTAATTCATTAACCTGGTCTAAACCCGCATCCATTTTAACAATATTAGGCAACCCTTTGCTTATGTCAGGATTTAATCTTGATATGAATGGATGATTTATATATAATGGCAATGTTTTTAATTTCTTAATCTTTTTAGCTAGGGTAACATTATTATCTTCAGTTGAGAATAGCCTTCTTCTCTCAGACTCAAGATTATCAAATAGTCCAAATTCATTAAGTGTGAATAAGTATGATTTAAAGGACTTCCATATATTATTTCTTAATGATGCCTTAGTTTGAGTTCCAACTTCATCTTTACCAAGAATACTTTCAATCTTTTCAAACATATACCCAATGCCTTGTTGCTGATATGGAAATAACTTAGACCATAATTTATTATTAAATTTTAATCCATATTCTGTTGAAAATCCATTTATAGTATTATTTAATAATGATTCGACATTGGCAATTGGCTTCATGTATAACCTACCAATATTATCTTCCTTAGATATAGTCTCAAGTAAACTCTTATCAAGTCCCTTACTGTCAGTGTTAATAAGTGATTGAATTGATTGCACAGCAGATGCGTACTTATCTAAGTACTCAAGTTGTTCAATTGCCGCAATTTGGATATAATTAAAGTTAGGAGATTTATTAGGGTTTAATATAGACTCTTTGAGATTGCTCAATGATAACCCCTTACCTTTTTCATAATTATCCTCATATTCCTTTGTAGAAAATTCTTTAGTTTTATACTTATTCTTAACAAATTCTAAAGCTTTTTCTTTTGCATTTGGGTTATACCCTGCAAGTGTTGACGTTAACCTTGCTATCTCATTGAAATAGTCAACAATAATTGGCTGTCTCGTAAAGTAAGCAACTTCTTCTTCAAACCCTAAGAATGCTAGTAGTTTTGCATATTTAGATGTATTGCCATTCAAAAATAACTTATCAAGTATTTGCTCCTTTTCATTATCTAGAGCAGAAGATGATAACCCATTCATCACAGCAGACCTGTAAGTAATCTCTTCAGGTTTTAAATACTTATGAATATCTTTAATATAGGTATCTATTTTTGCAGAAACATCCTTGGGTGATATATTTTCATGTTTTGCAACAGTTGTTATTAAATTTGCTATTGTTTTTAAAGTATATTCACCACTTAAATCTCCATCAGAATATCTTTTACCGAATCTTACATGAACCCTATGCGGGTCACCTCCTAATTTATTTTCTTGTAAATATAAGTTCTTACCTTGAGCTACCGATATAAACATCAAACCATTTGCAAAATCTCCAACAAGCTGTTTGCCAGAACCAGCATTAATCCTTTTAGTTCTTTGATACTCATCAGACATTGCAGTGAATTTCATATCAACTGGAATATTATCAGCAATATTATCAGCGATATCTTTAAATTTCCAAAATCCTAACGGCTCGTATATTTGCTTCTGAACTCTTATATCAGGATTTTTATGTATTGCAATGTGAATGTCAAGGAGTTTGTTTTGTAAAGATTGTCTCCAGACTTGATTTACATTATCAAGATATTTAGCCTGTTCTTTATATTTTACATAAGAATCTTCTTCAGTTTGGAATATAAGGTTTTTTAATGTATCCTCTCCAAGTTTTTCAATATCACTTCTTGAATTGAAATTAATCTTTTCCAACTTATCCCCATCATAGAAGTAATTATACATATAAGTATATAACTTATCTACATCAAAATCTGAGCCCATTTGAGCAAGATAATCTCTTGTAGCAACAACTATATCACCACTTTTCTTTGGTAAAAATCCTACAATTTCAACCCATGATTGTGAGTTGGGGCCTTGGTTTGGGATACGCATCCCAAAGATATGTAATAATTCTTCAGGAAGTTTTGATGTGTCAATTCTGCCAGTTTCTGGATTAATAAAATCTTCTATGTGTAATAATTTTTTATTCCATTGAAACTTCCAAGGAATTAATATTTGTGCTGGTTTTTTGACAATAGCAGTTCCTTCTTTAATAGCTTTTCTTAGCTCATCTCCAGTAAGTTTCTTACCATTAATATCTTCAAAATGGCCAGGGTCTAATTCTCCAGTCCACTTGTCTGTATAAACAATACCAGATTTATCTTTTAGATCTTCAAAAGCAACACTTTTTTGTTTTTGATAGCCTTCCTCAGTTGATAATACAAATGATTTACCCCTAAATTTCATTTGCAATATTCTATTTTTAACAATAGCATTAAGAAGTGCTTCATATTTAACTGCCGATGGCATGAATGCTATATAATTTAAGGCATCGTCTAAATCAAGGGCTTCTATATCATTTAATGCATAATCTCTTTTAGTAGCTTCTTCAAGGAGTAGTTTCTTTAATTTTTCTCTATTTAAGGTAGCTACATTACCAAAATCATCAAATTTAACTTCTAGTTCATCTATAAGTTCATTGTAACCTAATTGATATAATTCACCATAATATTTCTCATACAGTTTCTGCAATTCAGCCCCTGTATATTTTTTACCTTCATATTCAAACCCTTCAACATTAAGCATATTGATAAATAAGTTCTTATCAGCTTGAGACACCCTATTAATATAATCCTTAAGTGCTTCATAAGGAATTTCCTGTTGTAACCTAAACCCTTTTCTTGGCAACTCTTTCTTTGCAGAAGCAAGTTGTTCTGAAGTTAAATTTTCATTAACTGTGCCATCTTCATTCCATAATGATACTGGATTAGTTGGCATACCAAGTTTAGTTCCCGATGCAAAAGATAACCTATTAATTTTATTCTTCTCCATCATTATCCTAATCTTGTCAATGTCAAGTCCTTTTGTTAATTTAGGATTAAGCCCATAGGAAGATGTTTTAATATACATAGGGGTAATGCCAAAGTCTGTAGTTTCAAACCAACTATAAACAGGTTTCATTACCTGATATACTAAATTATCATATTCTTCTTTTAATTCTTTGGATAATTCATTTTCAATATTCTCAATATAGTAATGGTTAGGGGTTTCTTTACTAAGTTCCCTTGACACAATCCTATTAATCTCATTATACAATTCCTGAGATATTTGTCCAGCATCAAATCTTATTTGGATATCTTCAAGGTATGTAGTAAACTCCTGAGCATTAGTACCTTCTTTCAGTGTGCCACTTTTACTATAAGCTTCAGCCTCAGTTTCACCAAGTAATGCTTTATATTGCTCAAGTGATTTTGAATCAACTATCCTGTCATTTGCAAATAAATATGTAACAGTGCCATTGTAATTTGATGTAGATTTCCCAGGAGCAATATACATTGCCAACCTTTTGCCAACATTATCAAATACTTCAGATACAACTTTTATCCTTTGCTCTGGCGCAATCTTTGACCAAACTAATGCAACATTCTTAGATTGTTCTTTTGTAATCACTTTAGTATCTACAAGCACTCTTGCAGCATTTTTAAATATCTTAGATTTACCAAAATGTGCAGGGTCCCCAACAATACCTGTCATGAAATCAGTATTTGCCATCAAATATTGATATACAATATCAGTAGCAATTGCTTTAGAAATATTCTCTTTAGATACCCCTTCAAGTATTTTATGGTCTTTATATACCCTCCTGTCAATAGTCTTAGGGTTCATATTCTCATCCACAAACCCATACTTCTTCCACAATTCTAATTTTGAATCAACCTTAGATTTAACAACACTTCTTATTTCACTACGTATAGCATCTTTAAATTTATTTTCAAAATCAACATTTAATGAACCATCTTCATTCCAAATTCCTGGGATATTGTTTATTGACGGTAACATTAGGAACATATGCCCAAATGTTTCAATTTCCTTATTAGGAAATTCCTTATTAACTTTTTTATAATTCTCCCATTGATAAATTCTCCTTATCTCAGGCAACACGGCAGATTCATATATCCTTTCAATACTTTCATCATTTAGTTCACCTTCGCTATTAAATCCTATCTCCCATGTAGGCATTTTAACCTGCATTGCAGTGCTCTTATCTGAGCATGTAAGAAAGTTAAATAAACCAATTCTCCTGCCATTACCAGAAGCATCCTCAATTGGAGCTGTTAATCCAGCATCAACTTGCATTTCATATTCATCTTCATTGAGTTTATGCAATTCCATATTCTCTTTTTCAGATGTACCATGTTTTTTAATAGCACCAAGTGAAGCAGTTTCTATTGAGAAGTTTTCAACAAATACTTCGTCATTATTTTTAAACGCATTAAGAATTGTGCTATTTGAGTTAAATGGAGCATCAGTACCTAATATTGTATTAGCAAGGTTATTAGTTCTTAATTCTCTACCAAAATCTATTAGATATTTATTCTTGCCAAATGAAAATACTGACTTGCCTCCAGCTCTATGGGACATGCTTTTGCCAGTAGATGAATACTTACTTTGTTCTTTAGCAAGATTCTTTACTGAAGTGTCATTTAGTATATTGTATTCAAAAGTTGATTTATTGCCAATTTTATTAATATTGTCAACAATGCGTGATATTGGGCTATATTTACCAATGACAAATAGTTCATAAGTTATCTCCCTATTCTTAAGCTTGTATTTACCATTAACTATCTTTTGCCATAATTTATCATCAATAACAATTCCAACATCTTGTAGCCATAATCTCACCTCTTCTTTATCAATGCCTTTATTTTTCTTAATAGCATCAGCTCTTGATAATAACTCTTCCTTATTTACAATGAACCCGTCTTCATCTATATACTTACTATCATATATATTGGATTTCCAATCTAACAATATCTGGTCCTGAATTGAGCCTTCATTTTCAACTTGAATATCATTTTTAAATCCTTCTTTAGAATTCTCCCAAAGAACTTTATTATGTTTTATATAGTGGGAATTTATTTCAGTTACAAACTTATTCTGAATTTGGACTGGTTGTGATTTTAATTTATCAACAATTTGGTCAATCCAAGGATGCGCCTCTTTAGTAGAAGATAATGCATCCATCATTAGTTGGAAATCTGGAGCAATTCCATCTACATTTTCAAGTATTACTTGATATATATAGTTATAGTCAAATGTATCATCTTCTCCAATAACATTTAATTTACCAGTTTTAACTCCAGTAAACAACCTCTTTATTTCAGCAGATAATTTAAACTTCTGTTCATAAGAACTTCCAGTATTTAGCTTATCATTATCCTGAGTTTCATTTGCATCTAAATCAATATCGTCATTAACATCTTCAATAATGTTGTTAAGTTTTGCTAACTTAATATTGACAATATTTGCTATTGTGTTGAAGTTATTAATTATACTATTATAAAAGTCAAGATGCTCTTGTTTACCATCATAATCTTCCTCAGAATTAAGCACTTCAAGCTCTTCCTTAAAATCATCAAGGAATTTCTTCAGTGCTTTATTCCTGATTAAATTAGCATTAACTTTAGGATTATTAACCATTGCATCTGTAATAACATTTACAATATGATTAACAATTTGTTCCTGTTTTATTGCGCCAAGTTCTTTAACAAGATATTTAGACATTCTTGCTTCAAGTTGTGAACCAGTATATTCTGGTAAAAAGGATTCTTCATAATTTGAAACAAACTTCTTAAATCCATCTATATCTTGTTTAGAACCTACTTTACTATATTGTATTTCACTATTATCAACCATATTAGGATCAATAGGAACTACTTTACTTGTAATTAAACTTCTTGGATATTTTCTTGCTACTTCTTTAAGAGCAGCTACTTTAAGATTAATTAATGCTTGAGAAGTGTATTCTTTTTTAACTCCTTCTTTTATTTTTATAACTTTTTCTGGAACATTAAACAGAGGGTATTGTCCATTAGGATTTGTATCAGGGTCAAATTCATCAACAGGGTATAAATTATAAAATAAATTTGTAATTCCTACTCCTATTTCTCCATCTAAATTTGATACTGACTCAACATAATACTCTCCACTCTGTCCTTCAACAGTCACAATAGTACCTTTATCTATTTTACTGTAAGTGCCTCTATTTCTTTTTTCTCCTACTATATTTAATCTATTCTTAACACTCTCAATACTTGTAGTATTACCTTTTGTATGAGTTGGTTGTTTACCCATATCTTGAATTTCAACAATTCTTAAAGTACTTTCAGGAGTATATTTGGGATTTGTTTTATCTAATTCTAAAAATAACTTTTCTGCTTCCTCTTTAGTTTCAAAAATACCTTTAATATCCTTAGAAAACTCATAGTCAGTTTGGTCTTCTATGATTACTTGATATTTTTTTCCTCTAACTTCTTTCTTAATCTCAGGTTTAACTAATTTACCATACTTATCATCTAATATTTTATTAACATTATCAATAAGTCTTTTTAAATGATATGGTACATTTTCTTCATAATTTATTCTAAAATTATAAGGAGTTAATCCTATAACGATTTCATTATGATGAGCAACATTATCTATAGTTGTAGCTAAATTGGGTTGAATTGTATTTAAATTATATAAAGGAACTGATTTAGTTAATGCTATACCAACTCTTTCATTTTTTTGATTAGTAAAGGCTTTTATCGTATATGCTGTTAAATCAGTAAATGATGATGTATGATTATCTATTTGAGATACAAATTCAATATCTTTCGAGTCAGGATAAGCTGTAATATAAACAGTCTGTTTAGTTGTTTTATTATTATGTGCTAAACCCTTACCAACTTCTCCTTTAGGGGCAGTAGCAAATGACATTTCTACCTTAGCTCCTATTTTAGCTTTATCTTGAATGGTCTCTAAAAGATTTTGAATCCATAATTCAGTATCAACAGTGTTTCTTGAATAAGCATTATGAATATGGTAGAATTCTTGACCTCTTGAATATACTTCTTCAGGGTCATAAACAATATTATTTTCTTTCTTCCATTGTTCTATAATTTCTCTTGATTGTTCATATTCTTTGTTTTTTTCTATGAAGCTGGTAATACTTAAATTTAAGTTATACCTATTATAATCGCTAATAACCTTATCTATTTTCACATCAGATTTCTCTAATTGTTTGCCTCCTATATGATAGTATAGATTCCATTGATTATTTTCATAGGAATAGCTATAAGGTTCATCGTCAATTAATATTGAGAATTGTTTGGGCAATTCGTTGCTATCTGTTATTTTTTTGTAATTTATCTTAACATCACTCAAATCAACTTCTGCATTGACATCAGCTAAATTTCTAATTTCTTGATTAACTTCTTCTAATGTATCATACTTATTTCCTAATGGAGTACTATATTCTATCTTATAACCAGGTAATATAATTTTATTATTGCCATAAGCCATAATCTCAGCTAAATCATTAAGAGTAGTAGTAATAGGTAATTCATCTATCTTAATACCATCTTGTAATAAAAGAGATTTAACAAAATCAGAAATTTGTTCCCAAAGTTCTTTAAGTTTAGAAATAAGAGTAGCATCTTTTTTAGCATCAAGTTTATCAGCAGCCATCATACCTAATAAAGTTACAATAGCTTCTTCTTGTTGTTCTTCTAAGGTATATTCTCTTTTTTTAGTTAATTCTTCGTATTTTTCTTTTGTGATTTCTATT